GAAGTATAGACATTGAGCATGTAAATCCAACACGATAATGTATAGGTAGTGTTAGGCTTAACCGTAAATGTCTGCTGTCTCCCCTGATTATGCGCTGTCGGGTATACTTCCGACGATGAACGGGTATGCAGACTGTAACTTCCATACTTTTGTTGATCTGCTGAACGTCCATTTAATGCCGGTGTTCCCCATGTAAGCCACGGTGATACTGTTGCATCCTCAAAACTCGGATTCAGAATGAGATTATAAACTACATCCGCCAGCCGCCCCCCTGCCCCGCACATTGTATCATGCTGTATCGGTATCACATCTCCAACTTCAAGCTCCATCGCCTCAACATCGGTTTCAAAGGAACACATCTGCGACAGGTAATAGTTACAGTTCAATCGGTATTGAGCAATAGCAAGGGCTTGTATGTAATCCGTTGTTCCGTACAATGTCATGGATAGTGGACTATCCTGTTCATCTGCCGTATCCCATTCAGGTATTCTCACTGTAAACGTCGTCTGATCGTATGCAGGCGTCCTATCGGCATCGGCAAAATGCACTTCGATACTTCTCGCCTTCTTGCTCGCGTCAACCCAGGATTGATGGAACGTGCCTTCATTGATATTCCCCATACAGAACAGGGAATTGATTTCAGCCGTTGTCGCTTCCCTATCAACCAACGCCCGGAACTCGCTACCGATAGGAATAAGCGACGCCATGCCTTCTTCGCATATCCGGGATATGGCATCCCAAATAGTCATGGTAGTATCAAATACCGTGTTGAGTCTAAATGCAATCGTTGTATAGGTGTGCGATTCCCAATCCAAAAATGAATCATAGTCGATTCTGTCAGGATCAATACCGCAACCGTAAACAGGCTGAATGAGAGCGGCGGAATTAATCATGTTGGGATATTCGGGATGCGACGCCCATCCATTAACGAGAATGTCATAAACAGCCCATGCGTGACAATTAGCGGCTTTATCTGCCCAAGTCCCGGTATCATCCATCACCTGGACAATACTGCGTTCTATGACTGCTGTGACTTCAAATCCACCCTGTAGATAGCCAGTTGCTAACGCACGGATACCAAGTAAGCACTCGCCGGGATAAGTGTGAGGCCGATATTCACCATCACCATCCGGTAAGGAATAGGTCACGCCCGCGACATTGGCAAGTTCAATAGGAGAAGAACAATCCGCATAGACTTGTACTTCATAATTCTTAGCAGGGTCAAGATAGGCGTCTTTAGCAACAGCCGACCATGACACGGAAAAATTGTTGGGAGTATTAGCGGTGACGTGCATGTTGGATGCATATGAGACATTGATAGCCCCATCATCCCATTTAGGTATTTGTTGGAAATCAAACCACTGTGTTGTTCCGATTTCTCGGTATTGTGCATATATCACAGCCGATGATGTTATTGTCTTGCCATTTATCCAATCCATGCTGTACAAGCCCTGCGGAAAGTCAAAGACGAGTTCAATATCATGGATATTACTCAGTACGACATTCGGATGTGTCCAATCAGGCGTCACCGGAGGGATTGTGCCATAAAATGTACTAAAATTATTAAATGTCGCTATAAGCCAATAGCCGCTTCCGGTTGTTGGCAAGACATTACTCAATGTATATTTTGTAGGTTCATCCAATGACCATCTGACGTACATGGGATATAAACCGTATGATTGCGTGTCTTCTTCTATATCATACGTCGAACCGAGAAAAAGTAACGAATGTCGCAACCATGTATAATTAGTATTATCAATTCTTTGTTTCTTTATTATTGCCTGCGCTGGATTTAGTCTTGGTTGTGGAATATTAATGACCGTTCCTTGCGGATAATTGTCGTAACTGGTTTCAAATCCGGCAATGAATGACTGTTGCGCCGCACCCGCTCTTGTCTCAAAGGTGAATATATCAGGCGTTGCCGTTACGTAGCTTTCGATGGGATTATTGTCAATCGTGATGTCGGAGATACCCGCATTGTAAGCCGTGCCGTGACCGAGCTTCCAATATCGGGAATTTTCAGTTAAAGGATTTTGCGAATTTACATGAGATCGTATACAAATATATGTCCGTCCTGGATATGTGGATATTTTAACCTCATTATTTATGAAATACGGCCTCATTGAACTCCATTCAGAAACCGTTCGCTCATCCACCCGATGTCCGGTGAACGAATACATTACGTCGAGATATTGTTTTGTACCATCTAAACGCACATGCCGGGATTTAATGACACCTTTTACTCGTGTCTTGCCGTAGACAATCGGCATTGGAATATCAGCATTGGCGGGTAGATTCGCTTCGTGTTTCCATGAGTATGCAGGCGAATCGACTTCTTTTCCCGGAAGCATTGGCAACATGGCGTTTATAAGGATATTTGTCGCGCCAACGGCAAGAGATTTAAGGACAAATGCGGTAGTACCAGCACCGGGAATCAAAAAAATTGCGGTGCTTGCCAATCCCCAGAAAGTTCGCCAATTACCACGTTGTTTGTTACCCATTATATTCGCCTGTAGTAGAATATGCCTTCAGCCGCGCCGGGACTGCCGCCAAACTGATTGGAATTGTTGTGAGAACGACACCCCTTCGTTCCATCCGGTGCATCTTCAAGAGTATGTGTGCAAGTTGTCTCTGCGCCTGCATATCGACAGAAACCACCCATGTATTTATGCCTGCAAGTCAAAGCTCCGTAATTATCGCGTGGGAATCTTCGGGAAAGCGGGTCTGCAATACCTATCGACAGAGAAATAACAGTATCTTCCATCGACACATCAAGAATAGTAAATTCCTGACGAATCCCGACATCAGTTATTACACCCGCCTGACTTCTATACACTCTACGCAGAACGATAGTCCAACCGCTCATGCCTGCGTAGGTCTGTAAATAGTCTCTCAAATTCAATTCAGGATCGTAGATAATGACAGTTATCTTCGGTAATGACATCTGTACTTCTTCGGTGATCTGCTGGACTTGGAATGCCGCAGCCGAATAAGTATTGCTATCATACGTCAGATCGGAATTATCGTTGACATACCGATGTGTTACAGTACCGGCAACAGATATATCCATGATCGTCAACCATGCACCATTGACGGCAAGTTGGTTCTTTAGATTGGTAATGGCGGAGGACAATGTTTTCAATTTATACCTCCTCCAGTTCCATCTCTACATTCCAGAATTTATAATTGGTTTCTTCAAAGGGAGTGTATATAACCGGTGATGCGAAGCGTACAGTGAGCGTGGTTACACGATCAGGAGCTACCCAAGTGAATGATGCACCGCCAATCACTCGTTCAATTTCATGATCTCTAATCAATTCCTTGTCGGCGTTTGTCAGCCCACGGTAGATAACATGATGCGTTCTCGGCATTCTGGAAAATCTTGCGCGTGTCTGGACATAGCCTGCATCTTTAGGACTGCGGATAGTAGGGTCAACCGAAGCGGTATTTATGTATTCCATCGGACGCGGTGTTTTAGCCGATCCCGTAAGTGTAGGGAATGTCGTAGCCATTATCTACCTCCGGGATTGACAAATGTACGACGGAACATGGTATTACTCGATGCAAGTCTCATTGTGGCATTGAGTACTGTTCTGTCAGCCTGTGTTTCGGCGGATACTACAGCCAATTCAGCACCCGGAATTTCGTTCGTGATGTTGAATGCAATGTTGGGAACAGCTTTAGCCATTACGCCACCTACTGCATCATAATTTTCCATTGCAGGTGGAAATATTCTGTTCCACATCCCCTCCCAGCCGCCGCCACTCTGGTAAATATCCCAGCCTTTTTGGAATGTCATGGTATTAGACTGACCCAAGCCGATTGCCTTCAATATTGAATTGGTGGTAATCGTGGCAATTAGATCAAGCCACATACTTCTCATGCGATCAAATATGTTCTTGAAAAAGTTACCGAAAGTCAAGGCATCATCCATCCACGCACGGAAGCCATCGCGGAAAGAATCACTCATGCCTTCGATAACGTTTTCTGCTGTTTCCTGTACGGTCATAAGTCGTTCGTTGACCGCCGTAACCGCCATATCCCAATCCTGCACAAAATCAGCCCAATCTTTATTGAGTTGCTTAAAACTATTGGCAACTTTTTTAGGCAATTCTACGAGAGGTTTACCGGCATCATCGGCGGCTTCACCTGTCTTACCCAAAGCAGCAATTAAATCATTGATAATTTTTTCCATTTTCTCCATTAATGCAAGTTGTTCTGGTGTAAGCAAACCTTTGGCTAAATCTTTAGGTATACCTAAATCGCCCTGAATAGTTTCCAACCATTTTGCCGAGTTATCTTTCCAAAATGATTTTAATTTTTCAATTAATGTAGCTTCTTTGGGTATTGTTGCTGTTGTTGACGTAGCGGGAAGGTGCATTTTTAATCCACTATCTACTCCGCCCGTACCTGTAAGTCCCTGATATTTATTTGTCCATGACGAAAATTGCCCGAGTTTACTCTTTATGTAAGGCCAACCGGCATACGTCCCCCCGGCAAGAGCACCAGCACCAGCACCCCACGGCCCCATGCCCATAACAGACCCGGCAATCGCTCCAGTAGCAGCACCACCAAGAACTACACCGAACTTCCCTATTCCATATTCCAACAGCAATCTTACTCTTTTACTTGCATCCGTAGAATATTTTTCTGTCTCATCCCAGAATTTCTTTACGGTATCGTACATCGAAGCAAATTCATCGCGGAATACCACCGATAAACCATAAATTGCCGCAACCGCCAAAAGTGTTGGATTCGTAATTGCAGAAAATAAAGCCGCCGATATTTGAATAAGTTTAGGCAAAAGAAGTAATATCAACCCTATTTTGGCAGCAAGCAGTCCAAAATCGACAATAGATTTTACCATCTCTTTCACTTGATCTTTGTTTGCCTTAATCCATTCCTCAGTCTTCTTTGTCAAGTCGGTAAGATTATCTATTGCGGCTTTCAATCCAGGACTGAACTGGTCAACGAGGGCATAGACAACACCCTGAATCTGCTTTTTAAGCAGTCCCCAGCGTTCCGCTAATGCCTTTAATTGGAGTTTTGCCACATCTTCGGCTTCGTTACCGGCTTTGCTGATATTCTCCGTCCATTCACGCACTGCGCCACTACCTGCGGAAAGAAGAGCTAACCATGTCGATGTAGCTCTTGTACCAACAATAGTCGCCAGAGCATGATTACGCGCTCTTTCTGTTGCACCCTCAAGACCTTTTTCAATCTCCTCCAATAAATCCGGTAACGGCTTCATTCTGTTTTCGGCATCATAGATACGGATATTGTATTTCGCCAATTCCCGTTCAACATCTTTTGTCGGACGCATGAGACTGGTAAACGCAAACCGCAAAGCAACACCAGCTTTACTACCCCTGATTCCCTGATTAGCCGCGATACTCAAAGCGGCGGCTAATTCTTGGAATGAAGTATTGGCGGCTTGCGCGGGCTTACCTGCATAGGAGAGCGCAATTAGAATATCATCAAGACTCTGCGTGGATTTATTCGCGGCGTATGTAACCTGACCGACGATTTGAGCGGTGTCTTCAAATTCATAGTTAAATGCGCGGATGATATTAACTACACCTTCGGTAGTGTCTTCAAGGTCAGTGAGCATGGCTTTGGATGCAAGCACAATCGGCTCGACTGATGCCATCTGCTGACCCATCGTAAGACCGGCACGACCAAGGTACAGATAGGCATTGGCGACTGTTGTAGCGGCGACGTTCCATTTCTTGCTTACTTCAATAGCCTTATCCGAAGCCTGTGCAAATTCCTTCTCACTGACATTCGATACCGATGTGGCTATCCTCATAGCATGTTCAAACTTGCCAAACTCACGGACTGCTATAACGCCGACACCAACAATAGTTGCCGACAATGCCAGCATCTTGCGCCCAAGATTCTCTGATAGGCGGGATAAATTGGCTATGTCGCTCCTGACTGTGCCTAAAGGCTTATCCCATGCAGTCTTATTGAGTTGTATGTAGGCAACTATCGAACCGGCATTGTAAGACATGGGTACTATCCTTTTTTTGCCGCCGCAAGAGCAGACCACGTAATATCGGCTGCACTTTCATCATCTTTGGACTTCGGATTATCCAGTTCGTAAACAAACTTTCGCCATTCATCCTTATCCGCGTTAAATCCTGCTCGTACTGCTAAAGCCGTGTCTTTAATCAACCCGCGTCTGATACGATGCGCCTGTCGTACCCAGAACATAAACAGGCGCATATCCATATCAGTTAAGTCGTCGAGGGTAAATGCGCCGGGGAAGGTGTTGAAGATTGTGGCAATGTGTTCTCCCCGGCGGGATTGAAATTTTTAGGGTCAGCCTCCATGCCCTTCGTGATGTTGTCGCTGATAAACCGGATTGCCGCTACAATCTGCCTGATGTCAGTCTTAACGAAAGTATCTTTGTTGACACCCAGAATGTCCGATAGCTGACGGCAAAGAGAAGTCGTTTTTTCTTCCTTCGCTGCTGATGTCAACTTATCCAATACTTCCGCAGTGACTGTTGGTACTGTATAAATCCTGCCACCGATAGTTACTTCAATCGGCTCAAACAACTTTGCTGAAAACTCATCCAGATTGAGTTTGGGCATTGACTATCTCCTTTAAGATGCGCCGCCGATTCTCCATGTTGCGCCGATAGGATCGTTACCACTGGCAATCTGTAACGGGAACGCCTTGAACAATACCATGAATCCACGCTGCCCTGAAATATTGTACGGAATGTCGAAACGCGGGATCGGATACGTCTTGAACAGATGCAACCACCGGGTCGTATCGGTATCGGCAATGCCATTCACGATACGCTTCACGATGAGTTCTTTCGACAGGTCGTAAAGCGGCGTTCCTACGATGGTTTTCGCATGACCTGTTATGCCGGTCGAACCAGAAATACTGCTACCAGGGATGAGTTTTTGTAAATGTGCGAAAGTAGTGCGGGTGAAAGGTACTTCAACTTCGCACTGTTCATATCCGGTTCCTACGGAATCGACAACACTGGTTCCGTAAGCACCTTCTTTAATGTCCGCCGAACTCATAGCAAGGCGGAATGTTGCCCCATCTTCATGAATGGCGGTGATTGTCGTATCATCCCATTCAATTTCACAGGGGCCGAGATCACCAAACGGGGAAATAGGCATCGAAATTACCTCCTACAGTTCTTCTCTGTAAATGAGAGTGTTAGTGAGAAATACATGACGACCTTTCTCGTCTTTTCCCATGTAATATGGATCATTGCAACTTATATTCACAAGATACGTCGGGCCGGAACTGACAACAGGAAGCGATACCTGCATTTTGCCATGAAGGATGGTAAACACAATCCATGCAGTCGCCTGTGTTGTAAACCAACTATCGCCGACAGCACCCCTTGTCTTGATTCTAAACGATATTTGTCCCATATCAGTCTGTACTGGCGTCGCATTTCTGATTCCGGGAGATAGTGTTTCAACAACCGTTGCTTTTCCCTCCAATGCTGTCGGTATTTCACCCGCAAATAGGTTTGTTCCCAGAATGAGTACCGAACTGTTATTGTCGATATATGTAGTCAGTTCTTTTATCATAGCGTTTTTCTGAGTTCATCGGAAATAAGATGTGCATACTTACTGATATTACCAATAAGTTTGTTTTCAAGGAATTTCATACCGGCAAGCGAATAGGTAAATCCTGCCGTTGGTTCGTTCTCATGCCAACGAGCCGCATAAGGAGCACCGAATACAATCTGTGCTGTCATTTTCTCTGGATTTTCTACCTGCTCCGGCTGATACATCGGATCGCCGAACGGACTGCCTTCAACCTTCTTATCCTCGACAAATACCGCGCCCGATCCCCAAAGTTCATGGAAGCTCTCGCCTTTTTCCTCACCGGGAATATCTCGCGGTGCAGTTGGTACTTGTTCAACCGTATCAATCATAAGTCTTACACCGGCTTGTTTAAGCCCTTCCCGTGCCGCTTCCGGGAACTTCTGCGCCTGTAGATAGTTCATTCTCGACAAGAACTGACTGGCGTCTATTTTCTTGACGACCATTGTCATTTTACGTAAATCTCCGTGAACCGTGTGCTAAAATCACCGGGACGCCCTATCGAAATTATGATGTGATCCGAATTGTCAAAGTATACCAAGTCCTCGTAGGCAATAGTGTCCGCTCCTCTTGTTGCAAATCCGGTACGGATTATCGTTCGTGGCTCAATCATAATCTTTGCCTGACTCACAACCGTCATTCCGTCAATACCTGATACGTTCCGGTTCTTATAGTCGATGTAGCACCAAACGGTTTCATTCACGCGGGCAGTCGGTTCGCCCCATGTGTCCTGACCCATGAACTTCTTCAGGACTATCGTCTGCACGAGATATGCGCGTATCAAGGTTTACTCGTTCCTCGACAAGTTTGTCACGGCGTCGTAACTCGTCTTTTGTTCTTCGTCACGTTCAAGGTCAAGAATGTAGATGTTGCGCTGATTCAGGAAGCCCTGCGCCATGTCAACCACTGTTGCCGGTAATGGAATGCCGTGTATCGACAGCGTATACTTCTCCTTAACGATACCGGCTTCCGTGACATTCTGCGCCTGTAATCCCATGCGTAGGTCAATGTCAGGCTGATGCTGCAAAAGGAAAAGCGCCATTTCAAATTGAATGTACTTCATTACTGTGGTAATACTTGCAACCGCTGTCGGGAAAGAGAACTTGGGGCTATTCGTAAGCCATGTCCATGCGGTGACAAGAGCGCGAGCATTATCGGCGGCTCCGTTTGTCCAGTAATCCGCTGCGCCGAGACGTTCATCCATGTACGTGTTGGCTTCCGCCTCTGTCACCCAACTATTTGTTCCTAC